GATATAGCGCCATCTTTCTAACCTATTTTAAATATGACGGTGCCGTCACCTCTTTTTAAAGTAACATTTCCATCAACATCAGTATCGGTAGTATAAGGACCATCACAAACGTACTCTTTTCCGCGCGCCCATATGCAATTTTTGTCTTGAATAAAAACGATAGAGTCATCTAGAATTCTACCGTCTCGTAATGCGGTTTGAAACGAACTATATTTTTTATAGTTCAAAAACCTGAATTTAATTTTATCCATTTAGAGCACTCTTTTTAGATTTGTATATATACGGTTCAAGGGGACCCATTTAGGACCCCCTTTCCGTTTGTGTCTTTGCCATCCTTATGTACGCCGACACTCAAGCCTTTATAACGTTATTATTGTGCTTGCTCAGGGATGTTTTCTTCCCCGCCGCTGACCGTGTCAGTCTGTTCAGAGTTTGTAGGCTCGCCTTTTGTTTCCGGAAGACTCTGATCAGCCTCAGTTGCGCTTTTCTCTGTCATATCAATAAACTCGATAAACTCAACGTCCTCGGTTTTGATAATATTTAAATTAGCAATAACATCGCCAACGTTATATACAGCAGGAATTACGTCTGTAGTAGTTACATATTTTACAACTACTTCATCGTCTATTACACCAGTAAGTAAAGGACTAGAACACATTCTGATAGTCTTCTTATCAATTCCAGTAGGAGTGGTGATCATACCAACATATCCCTCAGGAATCTCAACTCCAATACCTGTTTTGTATACAAGGACGATTTGACCACGTTCGTTAACATCTGTTGCAATGTCTTTAGCAACGAGATTGTATCCTGTGCCGTTGTTTACGACACGTACCGGCTGTACGGCATCTTCTAAGATTTTCTTAAATTTAATAGTCATCTGCTTATATATCTTTATTTAGTTGTGTTTACTGTTGTCTCAGTTATGGTCGCCCCACCATCGAGTCGAACCCGGACCTGGAGGGTTAGAGCCTCCCGTGCTACCGCTACACCATGGAGCAGTGCCTATGGGAGGTAACGCTCCTCCCTAAAGTCTAAACATAGGCTACCAACTAAACATTTTATTATTATTGGAAAGTTTTACGAGGGTTCAGGTGGCCACCCGAATCTCAGCCTCCCTCGTATGGCTGTTATCACTTCTTCTTTGTAAAAGGCTTCTTCATCCAGTTCCAAACCTTCTTATACCAAGGAGTCTTGGGCTTCAGTATAGACTGAATAGCTTTAATAGCCTTCTTAACCTTCTTCTTATCAGTAATATGAACAGTCTGATATTCTGCTGCAAACTGCTCACAGAATGAATCGATAGTATCGAGTGCAAGATGTGCTCCGTATGCTATTACCTGATTAATCTCTGCATCTGTCAGAGGTACACCAGCCTTAGCCTTTGCACGAGTAAACTCGAAACGAACATCCTCACATGTCTCAGCTTGTGTGAGATCTACTATAATAGTAGGCTTATTTATTTTCTTTGCTTTCATAATTTTATACTTTATTCTGATTAACAACATTTACAACAACAATCACAACATTCACCCGGCTGAAGATCACTTTCGCTCTTCTTCTTAGCCCACTCTTCTTTCACCTGTTGCTCATAAGCTTCGTAAGCTTCAAGATTTTCCTTCCACTGTTCACTACTTACAACAATTACTCGATTTGGGAACTTCTCTTCGTAGAATGTTATTACGATATCGCCAGCCTTGGCTTCAAGTTCTGACTTATCCTCACCACGGTTAAACACTATTTTAGTGTCTTCTTTGATGAAGTATACGTCGTCTATTGAACTACGAGAACGATCAAATGGCAGCGGATTGTTATTTTCATCCAGCATTATTCTGCCGGTTCTAGAAATGTAAAGTGTATTCATTTTGTATATTGTCTTGTTTTATCTTCTTTAAATCGTCTCTTTAGCTTAAACTTAAACGCTTCATTAAACAGTATATCTGAAGTATCATCAGATTTCATAATATCTACTGTTTGTTGAAATACATGTTTGCATACTGCGTTTACGATTTCTCTATCAACGTTCAAGTTTTTCGAGACTTGTTTTATAACATCATCAAGAGTAATCATCGCTCGACTGCAACAATGTCGTATAATCGAATAAGTTTGCTATCTTTTACGAGATCGAAGAATGCGCCTGTAGTATCTCTGAACAGAACAACGTCACCAATTTTAATGATTTCGTTCTCCTTCATTTCGTCAGCAGGATACCATACTGGCTGCTTCAAAACAATACCTCTGCGATAATCAGAATCAACTTCCTTAACCTCCGTCTTTACCTCGTCATAGTCCTGTGCTTCAATGTCGTTATCATCCTTAACAGCAGTTTCTGTCTTAGCGACGGGAGTATTGAATTCTTTCTTAACTTTGACCGGATCCAGGGGCTTAACCAAGAAGAAGTCTCTAAACTCGTATTTTATCTTGTTAGCTATATCTTCAGCAAGTACCGATTGGTCAATCAATTTCTCTTCATCCATTACTTTCTAAGTGTTTTAAGATGGTTTAATACGCTCAATAAGTTAGTAAGAACGGTGTTCTTTTCAACTTTCACACACTGTGGCTCACCTGCAAGATCTGAGTCAAGGTTTACGAGCTCTGTTTGATATCTGTTAATCAAGTTGTCTATCTCGTCAAACACATTCACAAAATCTTTCTTAGTAGAACCAACTTCTTCAAGATATCCGTCTTTAATAAGTTGTTCTGCGTACTCAGGCGAAATACGGTATTCTGATGTGAATGATGAATTTACAGAATTATCGTCATCGTTCTTATGAAACTCTTCGTTGTGACAAGAGATATAATACTTGCCATCCTCTGAGAGAACGAATGTATCACCAACCTCCATTACAAAGAATGAATCTATTACACGTAATGTTTTTGCCATTTTATGAAATTTAATTTAAATACGCCGGCATAACGCAGTTTTATGTTGAATTGGTTGCAAATTGATAATATTTTTTGTAAAAATGCAGCCTTTTTGCCCAAAATTACGTTATATGGGCGTAATCTAAGGGAAAGAAGGGGGGATTATAGGGGGGTTAATAGGGTTAACTCTAGTTAAATATATATACTGGCCCTTTCTATTCTTTGCTACTTTCTTTCTTTCCCCAGTAAAATGTAGTTATGAAGAAACAAAAGAAAGCTATAATCGATACTTATGAGACGCTATATGACATAGACATCGTAGTAGCAAACAGACAGGTAAGTCTAGAAAAACTACAAAAGTTATATACTTACCCAGATGGAGTGGCGCTTGATGATTTTATTGTAGATGCTCTAGCTACTACTGCTGTAGTAAAACGTATATCTGATAATAAGACTTGCATATTGATTAAGGATAATAAAGATTCTGATGTAAAGTCAATAGATAAGAAACTTGATCATATAAACACTATAGCTCACGAATCATTACACGCAGTACTAGATATCTATGATATAATACAACAGAAAATATGTACATGTACTCCAGAACCTATGTGTTATCTTATAGGATACATAGCAGAGTGTGTATATAAAACGTTAACAAAGAAATAATATGACACATGTAGAATTAAACGCAATATTATACTATGCTGATTTCTTAAGTTTGAAGTAGGAAAGCAAGCCTGTGACTGATAATTGTAAATATTTCTTTGTTCACGGAGCCCCTATAAACAGTGCTTTTATAGTAGATATGGAACCTGAGTATGATGAAAATAACCCGTATCTAATCTAGGCATATTAGGAGTATAGATAGCTTGAAGAGAAGTTTGACGAAGAAGGCGCTTTAAGCTTTATAGACGATATATGTAGTTTAAAGGCATGTGGAGCTGTAAATGCTGAGCAAATGCTTAAATGTATTCATTACTACAGTACAAAACAAGAACGAAGAGACGCTTTCAATACTTATAGAAAGTGGAAAAAAGATCAATTTTACACACACTTAACATTTGATGAAAATGGAAACCCCCAACAAACACAATGCACAAGATATGTCAAACACGCTGAAACGCGCCTTAAACGACAACAATTACTTAAGAGCTATGGAGAAGATAGTGACAGCGTATAAAAATGCTATTAAGAATGGATTATACTAATACTGCCATTGAAAAGTACGAAATTGAACCGTACGACGACTGCGATAGACGTAAAAACAACGATAGTGATTATAATATCGACTAAAATATGAGTAAATTCAGTAATTTATACGATATTGATGGCAATATCATCAATAAATCGCCCCAACACAGATATACGCTTGAAGAAACCGAGCAGTTGGTCGACGATTTAAGTAAAAAAGTACAAGAAAATCCTGATAATGAAGTATACAAAGTATACTTAGCTAACGCTCAAAAATGGCTTTATAAGCTTTACAACGAAATGGATCGTGAAGAGCTCATGAAACGTATGAATTTCGTCACAGATAGCGTACAAAACGCTAAAAATGAGGTAAATGAAGCTGAACAGAAGGAAATTGACGAGATAAATAAGGCTGTTGAAGAGCTTAAAAAAGAGTATGACAGACTTGAAGGAGAAGGAACCGTATTGGATAACGAAGTGGAACAACCTGTGGCAGTCGATACACCAGTTGTCATGGACGAATATGTAGAACCAGTAGAAGAAATAACAAAATCATGAGAGATATTAGACGAATATTTGTGCATTGCACAGCAGGAAACCAAAAACAAACATTAAAAGACCTGTTAAACGAGTTTAAAGCTAAGGGTTGGAGTGCCCCAGGATACCACTACGTAGTATTCCCAGATGGTAAAGTAGAACAACTCTTAAGAGAAGATAAAGTAAGTAATGGAGTACAAGGATATAACAGTACCTCAATCAACGTAGCCTATGTTGGAGGGATTGATAACCAAGGACGAGCTACAGACAACCGCACGGAAGAGCAAAAAACATCACTTTTGGACCTTCTGACACAGTTAAAGCGTAAATACCCCAACGCCCACATTATGGGACATAGGGATATTTGGGGTAAAAAGCCAACACAATGGAGAAAACAATGCCCATGTTTTGATGCTGAGAAGGAATACGCACACTTAGATGACATTAAAATAGAGAAGTATGATGATTCTTCTAGTGAACCAGTAAAGATGGTAATGCCTTTATTTGCTCAGGAACAGCCTAAGAAGGAGAATATTTGGGATAAAATTAAAAATTTAGTACCGTGGCACAAGAAATAATGTTTTACGTAGCGGTATTTACAACAACTATAGCTGTAGCGTTAGGTATTTCTTCAATTATAGATTTCATTAGAGACTATTATGGAACCAGAAGAGATTAAATATTTTACTCTAGCTAGTATAATATCTGCAGAGAATGATCGTTATACTGAAGATCAGAAACAAGAAGTAATCTACAGATATGAGCTAGAAAAAGAGCAAGAGAACCCAGATTGGGAGTTCATATTAGAGCCTATAGGGGCTGATAATCGGTTATTAGAATTATTTATATGAGCGCATTGAATACACAAATAGGAGGATCTCACTATAAAGATCTCCCAATACAACCAGTAGAGTTTATAGAGAGAAATAACTTAGGATTTTGTGCAGGAAATGTAATCAAATACGTCTGTAGATATAAGAATAAGAATGGTATTGAGGACCTAAAAAAGGCTAAACATTACCTAGAATTATTAATAGAAATAGAAGAGAATGAATACAGTAATAGCGTTAGTAGCAATGATGGCGTGTGTAGTAGTACTAACTAAACCATGGGGATACGTAGAATAGAAGAAAAAGCAATAAAACGCTTTAAAGAAGCAGAGAATGCTTATAGAGAATATATACACAAACCTATACATGTAGGTAACGGTATATGGGATTAGATAAAACCTGCAGAACCTATTACACTTAAAGTAGAAGATTTGTATGCATTTTCTGGTCCACTATACTGGGATATACTAGACGAATTGTTTGAAGATAGAGTTGATCTGCACGATAGGATAAAGAGATATAAAGAGTCCAGGGTAGCTTAATGCTGCTCTGGATTTTTTTTTGCAAAATTTTTTTATTTTTTTTTGTTGTGCGAGTGTAGAAAGTGAAAGCAGCAATGAATCACACCCCACTATACGCATTCGGAGAGAGATGCCCCCTGTGGGGTCCCCTCCTTTCACTATTGTTCCATCATCTAATCCAATTCGTTATGCAACTGAAAAAGATTGAGGCTCTGACCTTATCAGCCAATTTCGGCGTTAAGAATGAGCAAGGTTTCGAGAATCGTGTCTTAAAGGCTGTATGGTCTGAAGGCACAAGTGATAACTTAGTTTCGTTTGTTGGTGAACGTAGCCTATTCACTGGTAATATTACATTGCCAGAGGGCAGGACGTCGGACGCGAATGGACTCAATGCCTATAAAGAAGAAATACAGAGAGCATTGACAGAAGGCAGATTGAAAGTCTATGGCTTTTTGCTTTCTGTATCTGATTTATCAGGCGGTGAGTTTCAGCGTGTCGAAAACACCACAAACCACCACATCATTGAGCAATTTCCGCGGGCTTGGTTACGTGACGATTTGCACGAAATTGCGGGCATTGTTCGTAATGATATGCAAAAGGCTATCGCAAAGGGCAAATTGCAAGTGGTGAAGGAGTAATCACAAGGGCAGGAGTACAATCCTGCCCCTTTTTTTATCGAAACCATATTTCCTGATGGAATAAGTAGTTTAATATATAGCGGATTAACATTTATTCACTAAATAGCAAGTCATATGAAGATTGAAAGTAAACAGTCTTACGCTATCGTAAGCACCACGATTCGTGACATTAACAATCGTGAGATGAGACAGATGCATGAGTTGAAGAACAGCATTAAAGGTGTACTTGATTCTCACAAGCCAGACAGCAAAGAGAAGAAATACATCAGTGATGATGATCTCAAGATGATGCATGCAATCCTCTCAGTGTTCACCAAGGAGTATTCTTCAACGCAAACTTCTGCGTTTGACGACTTCTTGAAGGAACAAGACAAACCTGTTGAACAGCCACAACAGCAGGATGAAGATGAGTAATCTCTCACGACCTGAGCATGTCATTAAACTGCTCAAACTTTTTATAGAAGTTTGCTACGCAAACTGGCCAGTTCACCTTGTGAACTTTTATATACTGTCCCAGTGTAGACGCTGGCTGATGAGTCGTTGCAAATTACGACGAAACAGTATTGTTTAACCCTTTAAACAAAAAGGATAGTTAACTGATGCGAGCCGTATAAACATACGGGTGTTGACTACGTGTAGTCCATACTTCACACTATCCAATTTATGTACATCAAATCATTATGGGCAGCCAATTGTCCGTACTGAATTGGCATCAAACATCATTTCAATTACATCAAGTAATGTTGAAGGGGTGTATGATTTGACCGTTGTACACCCTGGAGTTAAACACAAATTGCACACACTAATATGTACTGCGAACAATGCACAAATGGTGAACAGGTGATGCTGCGTAAGTCCATTTGGTTGCATACATTCGGGGTACATACTGTAGGCTAAACACATCTTGGTCAACACTGAAAGACCAGTGTAGATGTGTGACGCCTGTGTGTGCTAGTCTCAGGTCACGCGGAGACAATAATGTCGTGTGCGAAACAATGGGAGAGCGATGCTGGTCTGTACTCAGCAACTCTCCCGCTTTTTATACCACTCTGGAATTCGAGGATAACTTGGATCTCGTAATAACTTAAGAGTCCGTAAGGTGAGTGGTATTTAAGTGATCATGGCAACAATCAAAATAAAAGGGGTACTGGAGGTGTTCTGACCGAACGTTAACAAAGAAGTGTGTGTAATGCAGGAAAAGCACATGTAATACCCAAAACACTGCTCTGCTTTCTGATGATACTGGTCAGAGTTGATTCAGATAGTCGTGGATATACACACGATGACAAAGTATTAACATTTCCAAAACTTAGTAGTATATTACTTATGACAATTTGAGTAGGGTTAGAGAATTGTCTATGTATCAGTGTGAATTACTGTTCAAAGCGCTGTGAAAGGTTTTAGGCGTACGAGGGAGATGAAAGCCTAGTTCTCCCATTTTTTCTTTGATTTGGTACTATCCTGTGAGCCTTTACGTTGGCAGTACTATAAGTATGTCGTAAACAGAAACTAATCGCAGGATTTATTGCAATAGATTTAGGGTGTATAGGCCTATGATACACCCTTTTAATGATTATTCTTTAATATCATCAAGATATGAAAAAGTATACATTAAGTCCAAACTATTCCATTCTGATGGCCATATTGAGTGGGATAACAGCAGTTTGGGTTGTATGTTTATTCTTATAGAATATGACATACAAGAAGCAAGCAGTTCGTGTAGCCAACACGGACTATGTACGTGAGGTGACTCGTTGGCCAGGTCACACACAAATTGTCAATATCCCTATTTATAGAGGATAATCTCACACAGATTCTACACGCTGTAAAGATGTAGCCCTCTTTGAATATCAAATTTAACAATTTAAAACAAACAGTATTATGGCAACATTTAAAACATCAACAACAATTGGAGGTACATTATGTATTGACTTTCAACCAACATTTTCAGACAATAAATCTGTAAAATGGGTAGAGAACAATCTTCCGCTACGTAGACTAGTACGTCACCTAGTTGCAAAACGTGTACAACTTGGCTTCTCTATAGATAACATAAAATCCATAGTAAAACAACTAAAAGAGAAAACATTTAGTATCTCCACATGGGGAGGTGCAGGATGTGTTCAAGTATGGATTAAACCTGAGTACAATGTGTAGAAGACGTTTCTCTCCAAATGCAGTGGCATCATCAGATGGTGACCACACACGTATCTCACACGACCGACGTGCAGGGACAACAGGTCGTAAAATAAAGAATATCTTCGCTAAATGCGGAAATATTAAAATACTTGTCACGCCACGACAAGCAATGATGTTAGCAAAACAACAAATAATTGCTTCATATTAATTATCAAAATACACTGGTTCGTGAGAATAGGTGTATTTAAAACATAAGCTGTCGCATCATTAGATGCCTGATGAGTCTTTGAAAATTAAGACGAAACAGCAGTTAGTCATGTGGGTAGCTCAGCAGCATGGCGCTAAACGAACACTGAGAGAACGGTAAGATGATTACTTTCTTTGAATGGGTAAAACCTAAGACCGTTTTAAGAAGAGAATAATCAAGTTGTGGGTAAGATAAACTGCAACCCTCAAAAAGATGTTCTGAAGGTAACCAGTTAAGACCTTACAAAGTGGATTTCTCAATGAATGAGAATGGTGAAAGTCCACATGCAGGTGACAACTCCAATTCCTGCAAATCCTGTGCTTTTGACAGCACTTACTGCCTCAGTCTACCTAAAGACAGAAGCTGTAGAGTACACGAATCGTAATCGTGGCGAATACTCCAAATCAAATTTACCATCATTGTACCATGTAATTCGCAGCATGGATAGTATTTAATACTTTAGTCGACAGAGTGTTGAATATAACAATGCGCCGAAAGCAGGAGTATAAATGCTTATGTGCCCTTAGGAAAGGCACAACTGTGTATTGTACTATGCACAGTTATCTTTTACGTGCGGGGAATTGAATGTTGTATATGTAGCAACCTTTTCCCCGCTTTTACATCGACAACTCATTACGAAACCACATAATCATAAGCAAAATTCATGACCTAGTATTTGTTTTAAGTTGAAAGCTTTGAGCCGCAGTTCGTGAGAATGTACGGCTCTTTTATATGATTTTTGGAATCGATTTATATATCCAAGGGAGAGCAAAGCCTATGATAATCATCCGTTTCAGTCTTAGTTTGCAAATAGATTACATAAATTTCTAAAGAACTCTGTTATTCGAAAAGCAAAAATGGTTACAGCGGTAACTAGCTCTCCCTTTTCTAAGATTATTATTCATTTTAAACTATATAGCAATATGAATGATTTCTTTCCGGAAACCGAACCTGTAAACACTCAAATGGTTGCTAATCTAGAACTTGTGCGTCCAATCAATAGGTGCACAGGTGATGCGGAAATCTAAGAGTAAACATGGGTTCATGGGCATATGCATACGGTTTGCGTGTGCCCTTTTAATTGACAATTCACTTTATGTCAAACATATTAAAATTTTATCAAAAAATGTCAAAGAAACTTGTAACAAAAGACAGCAAATTACTGTCAGAAGTTGAAAATGTTCTCAAACAGAAAAACATCCCATGTGTACGAGTACAATTGTACAAAATACAGAATGGAGATGCTGTAAAGAGTGATGAACTCTTGCTGGCTGTCACCAATAAAGATGGTGAAGCAATGCGCAACGCTATTAAGTCTATTAAGACTGATAGTAAGTACTACTTTGGTGTTCTTAGGAATCATCCTGAGTATACTATTCCGAAAGGAATTATGAAAGAATTGGCTGAAGAAAGTCTAAAAGCCAGAATCGAACGTGCAAAAGAAGAGGAGGAATAATTATGAAATTAACAGATGAAGAAAGTAATACCTTAAAATTAGGTATAGTAACTTTTACATTTATGCTATTTCTTGGCTTTCTTTTGTTCTTTGCTGCCGCTCTTACTGGTTGCAGCAGCCAATCGATTTCAGCCAATACAGCCGAAGGTCAAGAAGCCGAAATCTTCATGCTCCGATGCAAAGTAGCTAATCAAAAGGCTATTATTAAAGCATATGAAGATGTACTTCACGAAGTATGGTTGGATAAACCTGCTTATGTCGAAGATGCATTAGCTGAAGGTGATGCATTTATTCATCTCGATGAGATTGTTGGTGAAAGTAATGTATTTCGCTTTCACAGCAAGAAAGATAGCTTACGTTACATAAACAATTGGTACGGAGGAGAACGATCATGGTAATAGGTAACTTAGTTACAAAGACACAAGCTCAGGCTCTCAAAGAACTTGGGTATAAAGAAATGACGGCATATTATAATTGGCCAGATTGGTTGAAACCAATAAGTTGTCGTCATCCAAGAACCAATGATAAATATTCACATGGCTATTCAATACCAACAACTGATGAAGCCATAGATTGGCTACGTCGTAAGTATAATATCGTTATTTATAACAAAATTGAGCCATTTGTAGATCCTACAGACGATACTCATAAAAAGATTTTGTTTAAATACGGTGTTAAACGTTGTGATGTAAATCATCTTGGTTGGAATGGTCGTATGGATCTTGGCACCACACGTCTAAATACAAACGTGTATTCTCTAAAACGCGAAGCTATTAGTATTGCCATTAAATACATTAAATCTCAGAAAAATGAATAATAGGAAATGGGGGTTTAATACGGTTGTTAAAATACGGAAACCAGAACAGTGGAAACCAGGTCAACTAGTAACGTTGAACGGTAAAGTGTATCGTATTCACAAAACACAATATGCATCTGGATATAGACAATGTATGTTTTGTCAACAGTGTAATATGAAATCACCTTGCGCAGATATGTTCGATTATCCTAATGACAAAACGTCATTTGGACTTACTGAATGTAGAAACAAAATGCCAGATGGTTGTATACCTAAACGTATTTAGTATGTGGAAAGCTGGACAACTAATCACTGTAAAAGGTAATGTCTATAGAGTAGAAAAAGTCAAAAATCTACTAAATGTTGTAGTATGTGACGAAGTGTGTGATATACACAAAGAATTTGCATCTACAAACAGAATGCCTTCACAATTATGTCGCAAATTATGTTACATGGTAGGCAGTAAACTTGGAGATGGACTTTATTTAAAACTCATAAAACCTAAGCGTATCTAGGTAAAGTGAACGTAAGTAATTAACAATCAATGTAAAGAAGAATGCTGAAAGGTAAAATTCTGAATCAAAAGAATCCTCCTCGTCCTAAAAAGGCGAGGGTGGATTCACAAGGCAATGATCGTAGACGATTATATGCCAAAAGTGGTAACGCTACCATACGTATAGCAAGCAATTTAACACAAAATGCTTGTGAAGTATTGGAAGCACATATTCTCGGGTGTATTGAGAACTTAGGTGGTAAATCTGAGTGCTCATTTATAATAACACAATGATATGATTATACGCAGAGTGTTGAAATGTGGTGCCGAAGTTGGCAGATACATTGAAGTTACCAAAAAGACTGCAAAAGGTTATTATGGTAAAACATTGCGTAGTTCTGAAGAGTTCTTTATTGCTGAAACATTAAACAATTTTAAAGAAGTTGAAGTTGTTACTATAAGTGTGGGCAAAGTAGAACTTGAAGCTCTCAAACACGCTGTACATGTACATCACGAACTTACTCCACAATGGGAGAAAGTACTTGAAAAGAGACCAGAAATAATAAAAGTATGGAATCTACAAGGTGTTGTATATATATGGCCAGCTGTAATCAAGAAACGTATCTTTGGACGCGTTCCCAATGTGTATATTGAAATTAAAAACAGAGAATATGAACCAAAATAGTATGATGGCAAGGGAAAAGCTTCCACCAGGCTTCTGGATTGGAATAATAGTCTTAATGGCTATCTTGCTAATAAGGAACTGCATGGGAGGTGTTAGCCCATGAAACATCGTAAACCAGGTCAAATAGCCAAAATTGACGGGAAAATATTAAGATGTGCAAAACGTGAATTTGGATGTGAAGGATGCGTACTCAACAACATGTTATTATGTCCTTGTGTTCTTTCAAATCATCCAGATCCGCCTAATTGTATAGACGATGGCATAATATTTATTAATGTATGATGATTTGCTATATCGTTTAGAAGCTGTGGTTCGTGAGAATAGCAGCTTCAATCTTTCAAATGTATAGAAATCAGCTAAAGCGGAAACCTCAAGCCCGCAAGTCAATGACATAAATCTTGCTCGAAAGAGATGTAGTGGCTAGCTAAATTGACGAATGATGAGAGGGTGCATTGTGAAGAGACTGGATTTTGCTCAAATAGTCAGGATTAAATGAGGAATTTGAGACTAGACGCGTACTCTACTTTACAATCAAAGTCGTGGTCAGAGGAGACTTAAAAAGAAGCTGACACCCTGCTGGGGTATATTCCAGTTATCAGAGTTGTAGGTGCGAAAAACCTTCAAACCCCACAGAACGTAGTAGAATTCTTAATGAATTAAAAAGCTAGACGTAGGTGCGAAACCAACTGTGGGAACAATAAGTTGTGATATTCATAAGTGTAATATTTTAATTTTACCAATGTTACCTATTTTGTATTATCAAATTGGCTTTTTTGAATCTATATTAGTTCAATCTTGAAAGCTAGATAATACTACATTGTGAAATATAGTATTATCGGAACAACACTCTGTTGTGAAACCCAGTGTTGATTTTTATCACAACTACATCATTGGTTTGGTGACTGTACCGGAAGATTGAGATCGAAATCAGGGAAAAAATTAGGCTATGAACCCCAGGCAAATCTCATGAGAACAGTCACACACTATAATGTCCGAGGTTAAGGGGCGCACTTCGCGTGCGTGAGGTTGGTAGATGTGAAGCTTGCAAACATCTGGTAGGACATTCTATAAGGGGAGTAAGACCGCATCTAACGTCATAATAAAGAACGATTTCAGGGCATCCCCTTTTTAAATGAATCTTTTTGGGTTTATTATCATATTGTTTAACTTTTTAAAACGTTTTAAAAATGATTACTGTACATTTTGATCCAGGACCTAATAAATTGCAAATGGTCAAAGCTATCAAAGAAACCTTACACATTGGTTTGAAGGAAGCAAAAGATTTTGTAGATCTTCGTCGTGTTCAATGTGAAAAGGAACAAGGAGATGCTGTGATAGAAGCAATCGAAAGTGCTGGTGGAAAATTAACGTAATTTAGTGATTAACTTCTTAAACATTTATCAAAAATGAAAGAATTCGCAAAAATCACACTTATTGCAATTGTCATAATTGTGTTGAGTGTGTTGGCTACACTAGCCATCATGAAGTGGAAGGGACATCATTTCTTGCCCCAAAATTATGATTCGTCTGTAGAAGTAACTCAGGCGGATATCAACAACCCTATCATCATGACTGTATCTGATGCTTTTGAGCTTCAACAGAAAATGATTGCAGATAGGCGTACTGACTCGTTATTCCTAGCAATGGGAAAAACAGACATGCATAACGTTATAGGTGTGCTACAAAACAAAGGCGCCAAAAACATTATGAAAGTCGATATTGTTAACGAGTTTACAGCTGGTCGAGCGGTATATGAAAATCTACCGGCTCCTGATTCGAAACAAAACCAAGCACAAGAAACCACCAAAATAGCAGAGATAACGCTAGAAAACACTGGTACTACTACGGTGACGGAGGCGCCGCCAACCAGGGTGGAAGAGAAACAGTCCGCTAAGGACACTATAATCAACGGCAAGAAATATAAGCAAGTTGAGTAAGTGTATGAAGCAGGCTGTTATTATTGTATATGACGGAAAGAATCCGCCATTACAAGCACAAAAGGACGCAGCTGGAATGTTAGCACAATACGGCCTCATCGACAACCTGGAAAATGTCGAAGTGTATGTGTTAAATGAAGCTGAGATAGTTGCTGCTATTGCTGGAAAAGCTTTAGGTGACAACCACAACAATATTGTCTTTGAAAAACCAGAAGAATGGGCTGCAAAAATGGTGATAAATGACTTCTCAGAAGCATTGTCAACTAAAGACTATGATACATTTAGTGTAGCATTGTCTGTAAGATTGTCATCAGAACTCATGAGAGGATCTGAAACAGACTTTATTAGAGCCATTCGTATATTAAACAAAGAGCATGCTGAGAACAATATCACTGATGCACAGCGAGCCTGTCTTGATGACAGAATGTTCCAGATAATGCGCAGAAGTTTTTATCTGGTATGTCAAGGACGACACATTGTGTTCCGGTAAATCGTGTTAAATCACATCATGCTAACGCAATTCCTTACAAGAGAGAGCGTTGGGATGCAAAGAGAGAAGTAGCAAACGCACAATATGAAGTGCGTAAGTAATTAACAATTTAAATCATAAATCAATTATGGCAAAAAATGACAAGAAGGCTATTAGCCTGATGGACGTGAATGAAGAGAATTTCGGCGAAGCGCTGAAGAGTGTTAACACATTTGGCGAGGATATCGTCAAAGCAGCTGCCGAAAAGGAAGAAGAGGCTAACAAAGAGCGTAAAATCCGTGAGTACAACAGTATCAAGGATAAAGCTGTTTATCTGAATCTTTCACTCGTTGCACGTGCAAAGTACAGTAAGAAGACCAATGACATCCTGGCCGAGGCTCGTAACCAGTCTAAGGCCCTGCTCGACCGCGTCACCAAAGGTGAGCTCACAGCTACCGATTATGATGACGAGATGAAGGAAATGATCGATAAGCAGATGAAGGAGGTCGAGAAGGCTGGCAAGCAGCTCCGTAAAGATCTTGAAGATCTGCGCAATGCATTCCCCAACCATTGGTCTTACAACTGGGATAATCCGTTCCAGCGCTTGAACCGCGCTATCGAGAGCAACAAGTAAGAAACCCTGCAATAGGCGTGAGCCTTGAGCCAGTACCTATTTATAGGATAGATATGTGAAGATCGTGGGCTGAGGCCGTAAATGATCACTATCCACAATAGGTCTGAATTGACAGACCCGGCGAGAGTCGGAGTATGCTTAAGATACTAGCTATATGAAGTGTTGGTAGTTATTTACAATTGCACTGAGACCTTGAGTCCGCCGCAAATATTGTACGTAACTACCAACTATATGGATTATAGAAAAAGCCTTAAGATGTTACGGGAACCAGTTCGGCAGGTAAGCAGCGAACCAACGCTGTTAAAATATATTGGTCCATTGATCAAATCACTATCGTATTGAGCTATAAGCCTGGGCAACTAGAAGGATTTCTCGGGGAGTTGAGATATAGACCCTGTACGATATATCAAAAAATGTGAACTATATACTATGTGTGAGCCTTGAGCCAGAGCATGGTCAATGTAGGAAAATTTAAGGTGAGATTATAAGCGATTTGAGGCGTCGTATACCCTTGAGTGGACCAGCTATCCATGAGAGGTTAGAAAATGCGTCAGAGAGCCTGTAAATAGCCTTAAATCGAACGTTTCGGTTGATCCCCGATATGTTCAACTAAGAAATCTTAGCGGTCTGAGGTAAGTTGTTCGGACACGGGTTCGAATCCCGTCGGGTCCACTTTGACAGATACCGCAATCTGACAATTCCGCGATGGTAAACAAACGGTTATGTTCACCACGCACGCCCTCATAAGAGGGCAATTTGGGCTCGATAGGCTTTAGACGGGCAACAGAAGTAAAGGCATTAACGCTTTGATATAAAAATTAAACGGCAATTATAATATTGCAGACTACACGGGTCTCCAGGAGGCAGCGTGAAGTCGGTGTGCAGGCTACCTAAGTGCCTGCAAATGGACTTATAGCTCAGTTGGTTAGAGCAGCAGACTCATAATCTGAAGGTCCCTGGTTCAAGCCCAGGTTGGTCCACTATGTTGATATTAGGTTGGCTGCAGCGAGTCCCTTAGAACAGTAACAACGGGCGGTATCAACAGAAAGTTCCCACTTTTCCCAGGCCAGGGAAGTACGTATATGTGGGAATAATGGATCATGGTGTAATGGTAACACTACAGGTTTTGGTTCTGTCATTCGAGGTTCGAATCCTCGTGATCCAACAATATGCTAAACAATACAGGATATCGACAGATGCTAAGGGACAGAGTCCCTAAATTTGTCGGCTTTGCACTCAAATGGTGTAAAGCTAAGGAAGCATGGTTAGACCATGTATATAAGAACTTCATTTGGATTTATACTAGTAAGAAAGAACGGCTTGCGCAGACGAGACGCGTTCTCGGTATAACTGATCCTAGAATGAAGAACTTTGTGTTTGCGGATACTATTGATTGGGATAATCTCGATCATGAAGAGACAGCTTACTGGAAAAATGTAGCATCTTGGGTATCCTGGTTCCAAAAGACTGTCCCCTGCATAGAGGACGAGTACAAAATCTCTAAACAAGGAGGAGCAGACATTATCGATTTAAAGCGTACAATTATGCTTAATTGGTTGTCTAAGTATTTTCCTACTAAGGAAGATAGCGCTGAAACTCGTAAGAAAAAGAATAAGTATGTAAATAGCTTAGCCGATTATCTTATCGATTGTTTTGAAAACCGTATTAAATAAAATATGAGCGTATTTTCCAATTATTTGAGCCCGTACATAGAAGCGGGTATTTTGCAAGACGTGGATCAGACAAAGCCTAGTAATGTGTACGCTCAGCTGAGTATCGCATACAATCAAGGCTCAGTTGGTGTTCAAAACACTACAAGACTGTTTGTTCCGCACTACGATGAACAGGATTTAGATGAATTTGATGAAAAGCTTTTGTATACTATCTGGTCAAACGATCATCTACAAGGATTGATAAAATGGTTTAATTCTAAAGTTATTCCAGAATTTACTGAGATTTCTTATCAGACTATAAATGTAAGAGTAAGGATATTCATCAGTAAGTTAAACAAACTTGTAAATGACGGACTAGTGGATAAAGAGACTGCGATTCGATTACATTTGAATCTTGTTGACACAATTAAAGAAGAGTATATCGCATTAGTAAATGAGGATTTACCCTTCTAGGGCTGCCCTATAAGGTAGTCTTTAATGACAGCAGCCCACTAAGCGTTTTCGGTTTACGCCAACAGGAGTGACACCTTAATAAAACCGACTAAATTGTGTTTGATATGAAAGCTAATACTCCACGCATAACTGAAGAGGAGATAGCTCTTATCAAAAGTGCTCAGGCAGGCAATACGCTTGCTTTTAATAAACTTTATTATAAATATAGTGGGTTCACAACGAATCTATTATACCATTTTCTCAAAGATTACGATGAGGCTAGAGATATTAATAATCTAGTATGGGATAAAGTTTATAGAAAACTCTCGAAATTCACAGATTATTCGTCATTTGGCGGATGGTTGAGAATACTAACTAATCGCACAGCTATAGATTATCTACGTAAACTAAAGCCTTCAATTTATATTCCAGATGACTTGAGTTGTAATCAAGATCAGAATATGACTAGTGAGGAATCACAGACTGATTTAACTTCATATAATCAGGTATTGGAGGTTATTAGACAGTTCCCAGAAGACATTCGTAGGATCTTTGAGCTGCATTATATAGAGCATCTTAGCGTAAGTGAGATTAGTGAAGTAACCAAGATTCCTACCGGTACGATTAAATCGCATCTTAGTAGGAAGCGTAAATTAATTAAAAAACTCTTAAAATTATGATGACTTTATTAGCTTTTGTCTCCATTATTGCTGCCATCACTGCAATTGCTCGTTACAATGAAAGTGAGAAGCTGTTTTGGAGTCTGCTCGTATCTTTTGTAGGTGCGTATGCAGCAGTCAACGTTGCAGTTAGTCTGCTCAACGATGACAAGAAGGATGATAAGGTTGTTATGATTGAAAAGTCCCCCATGCAGGTGCAGGAGAGTATGCCACTCCTCTCTGGAGTTTTGGCAGACATATCTCTTTCTGCAACCATGCGGGAGAAATCCCCAAAGCCTGCAGGTAAGGATATGCTTTTCAATCAGGACAATGTTATCACAAGTGAAGTCCATCGCAAGGCGCGTGGACAACCACAATGGTATATGTACTTTAGTGACAGCTGACTGATGTCAAGTCACCCGAAAGTTATACCCAAAAAGATTGACTTAGAACGAGCCTAGTCAGCTCACAGTATTAACAGTTTTAGACATTTATCAAAAATGGGAAAGAACAATAAAAAGCCTACGGTAGAAGCTCCAGTAGTGGAGAAGCCGGAGGAAAAGGCCACTGAGGTGAAAACCGAAGAGACCAAGGTTATTAACGTAGCCACTAAGAAAGGCCTGTCACAAAGTGATAAGGTTACTTACCTGAAAGAGCTCCGTCATCGTAGCGATGAGCTCAAACAGGAAGACAATCCTCCTATGGAGATGATTAAGGGTTACGACATGATTCGTGACGCTGTCATCATTGACATTGCTGTAGGAGAGATTGCATGCGGTGAGAGTGCAACAGGTCATATCCTGATTGCAAACGAGAACAATTACAAGGCTTTGCAGCTTGCAGCTATAACTCGTGGTGTGAAGATACCTGAGTTTAAAGCTCTTCCTCGTCCTACAAAATCTCAGCTTGAGGCTGTAGGTATCGCTGAAATTGGCGAGATTCGTGCTCTGCCTATGAAGGATATTAAGCCTTCTAAGGAAGCTATCGAGAAAAAGAAGGGAGAGATTAAGCTGAACGCTGAAGCAGAGTCTGGTAAAAAGGAGTATTTGAACGACCACACTAAGATCGAGACTGACGAGCAATTGGCAGAAGCCCTTGGGTTTCAACTTGTTAACAATAAGATCGCTAGTCCGCTTGATCGTATTATCACGGCTGGTCAGTTCTACCGTTCCTATCTTGAGGCTCGCGCCGAGAAGTCAGACAATCCGCAAGTTGAACTTGCTAAGATCCATGAGCTCACTCTCGCTGATCTCCTTCAGGAGATTAGCACTATGGTGCCCCCCAGCTTCACCGCTGAAGGATTCGGCCGCCTATTATGTAAGCGCATTACCGATACTAAGAGCGTGGTACCAGCCTTTGAGATGCTCAAGCGTTGTGGCAAGAAGCGTAACGACAAGGAGTTCAAGTTCTCTGATGAGGAGATTGCAGCTCTGGTTCGCGTTCTCGTGGTTTGGAAGGCTTCTGCAGAAATAGCTAATCTTGGTGCCAACATTAAGCGCCTGTCTAAGGATGCTAAGAAGAATGCTGACGCTATAAATAATGCTAATAGCGTCATTAAGGCAGAGCAAGAGTTGATGGCGTATGTCACCAATCCTACATATGACCTTGCAGATAATTTCATTGCTGCTTATAACAATAAGGAGAATGAGATGCACAACTCTGCAATTGAGGTCTATAAGAGTGTTGTTGAGACCTATTATAAGGACGTAAACGTTCCTGAGCTCGAGTTCGAGACTATGTTGTTGAATGTTCAGCAGCATGTAGGTATTGACATCAACCTCTTTAATGAAGCTATGCTGAAGCGTGACGAGTATGATTCTAAGAATCTGATCGACATCACTTCTGAAGAGCCTGCTGAGAAGAAAGAAGTAGAGTCAAAAAACGCATAACGGCTGCTAAGGAGACTGTTAGAAACTTAGTACGCCAAGTTTGCGGATATATTTTCGCATAATCTAACAATCAATGTTATGAAGCGTTTTACTACCTTTCTATGCTGCATTGCGTTGATGATTGCAGGTGCTGGTCTTGCAATCAGTAACCTTCGGGTTCAGCCACAAAACACAATTGCAGCTGCTACGCCCTATTATAGACCAGTTCCAGCTATAGTAGGTAGAACTTTACCTCCCGCATACCAGTGTGAACTGGGCGAGAAGGACTCTGATTCACGAGCAACTTCTGCCAAAGACTCTGTCAACATTATAGACAGTGTTCGTTGGGTAACAAAAACAAGATGGAAGACTCGTTATCGTGATGCTGATCATATTACAGCTCATGGTACAGAAAATGATACAACGGCTACCACTCCAGATAGTTTGTTGTTGAAATCTGCGAATATTAATATGTTGGGTCGTGAGGAGTATCCCAAGGATAGTGTTGAGTCTTCTAAAGGCTCATCTATACAATTAACCGTCGACGGTGAAGTTGTATATTCCAAAAACGACAATCACTCCGGGGTGAAGAGCCAGTGAGGAATCACTGGCCCTTCGGCCATTTTGGCAACCTGTCAGCACATCTAAGGAAACAGTCTCATTAGCTGTGTGCGCAAGAGTACTACTTGATCCGAGAATATGTCGAGCCCCAAAGGCAAACTCAAAAGGTAGGATGAAATGCTGCATAGTTATACGTACTCTATAACTGAAAAGTATGCAGTAAGAGGTGTGAGGGGTGTATCAACACCTAGTCGCCCATGAGAACCGTCTGGCGATGGGACTCTCGGCAAAACTCCCGTAAGTCGCAAAAAGCGCAAAATGAACCGTATCGAGAGATCTACTACAAGCGATACATAGTAGTAGAATTACGTTACACGAGTTGAACATGCAGACAAGATGCCAAACCCTGCATGATGTATCAAGATTAGCTGTAGTCCAGTGTTCCACGCAATCCAGGGCGTGTATGAAGGGACGAGTCCGAGCATATGTGCCTAGCAGAAGGTTTGACTATCTGCGCTGTACCGTAACTACGGTCCTTGAAGAAATCCTTCTAGTTTCGATTACTAGATGACCTCCTTTGAGGCTACGGTCCCACTGGGTCACCAGGGATGGGGTACTGAGGAAAATGTGATGAAGACAACCGATGAGCTTTTGGTCGTTTATTCGGTATATAAAAGAGAAAATGACCGCTAGGTAGATGGCGCTACCTATGGCGAAGTAGGGCCTAGAGGCTTGAAGGCCACGCGAGTGAAGTCCGCGAGTAAGACTATTCTAAAGGTATGAAAGACTATGATAAGCGATAGTTAAGTAGTATAGATTGGAGATGTACCAGAGGAAATGCTGGAGTCGAAGGATGACAACCTGACAGTCAAAACAAAATCTTTTTAGAGTGAGATGGGTCGATTCGAAGCCTGTACAACCAGTACAGAGAGAGATCGCTCGGCATTTTGATTAGGATAGTATAAGCAACATAACCTGTTATATTCAGATTTACAGTCCCTACAGAGTAGTAAGCTGGTATATTGTAATGTCAGTATAGCTTGATTACACGCAAGGTAAATTATACGAAAGTAAGTCAATATGTTCTATTAACATGTTTAACAAAAATTAGTGTCCCTCTATGAAATCTATTACGTTATGTTCAACGCCTTAGAAAAGTGTCCTTCTGTTGTATTGAAGAAACATAACCATTTTAGACGTATGATAGAGAACTGAGTGCCAACCGTTCCTGAGAAGCAAAATTAGGACAAGATAGAAGGCCAGAAGCTTAGACCTGCAAGTCTAAGTGGTGCGTCCTGTCTATGAAGTCAATATACACGACAAACGGAGAAATCCAGATATAAGGCAGCATACTGCAAAGCGAAACCACTCCCTTGTCTCGGGTTGGGTAAAGCGACTCACATGAACCCTATGTAGTGTAGGTAGTACTGTGGGAAACCGGCGAAGCAACGCTTTATGTGGGTGACAAATCTAGGTGTATGAGGTGAAATTCCTCCAGTATTCGTGCACTATAAACAGAAGACAGCAGCAAAGCTGAATGTACAACAAAAAGCCGTTGGTCCATGATAGAGTTTTGGAGCTCTTAGACCGATTCGATAATAAACAGGTTAGATTTAGCCTGAGATGCCACAAGCTGATAAATTAAACGGCCAGATAATATTGATTGTTCTGACTGGCAAAACAAATAGAACTGGGGCAGCTGTGCCTAACTTGGTATCGCAAGACCGAGATACAACAGCAACGTAGTTGTCTTTTATTATTTGGAAAATACGGAAGATATACTACACTTTATTGGTTTATATTTCTTGGATCTATGAGCACTAGGCCGTGACCGTCGCAAGACGTAGCTACTCTGCCAACGAGCCCAAGTTATATTGTACAAAACTCAATATTGTGTTTCGTGTTTGGTGCTTGATTGCACAATGTGGCAATTAGCGCTTTTGAACCTTTGTTATAAATGGGTATATATGTCCTACCGTTGGACTCCCGTTGTATTGATTGAGCTTCTTTAAGGAATATAAAGATACAACTATATAATAAAGAAAACGCGCTTCCCATAAGCATAGCACAACCATAGTAAGAAAACAAATTAGAAACACTATAGAACTTCCGATAATGCGGCACCTTTTCAAACAGGGATGCTAGCGTATCAAACTTTTTATGGCAACGTCCGAGCCGAGAGGACATATGTGTAACCTTATGTCGTTGGTCAATCACTGACGATATCAAAAAGGACATAAGATGACAGAAACTAATGTTAATGGTGTCGATATGGGCACCGTGGCTCAGCATATGAGTCAGATTTCACAACTTGGCGGCCTGCTGGGCGCTAAGTATTTTACGCTGGAAGGTAAAGACACGTGGACAGACTTCGATAAGAAGCAGCGTGAGATCCAGCTCAACCCCAAATCGCCGGAACTTATCCTCAATAAGTCTCCGCGCAAGTATGAGATCCGTGATGTAGATGTAATCGCACAGACCATTAAGACTAATCCCCTTACTGGTGTTACATCTGTCGTATTTAACCCTGGCACCTCAACTGAGGCCGAAGCTTCGATTGTAGCTGGCAAGCCGTTTGCTCCTATTTCTGACGATGCTATTGCAGCAGCGCTCACTCCTGGTGCAGCAAAGCATATCTTTGCTAACGGTCGTGCATTGCTGAGTAAGGTCAACATCGCTAATCAGCAGAACGTTGACATGATCACAGTGCTGATCAAGGCCCTGCAAGCTCAGAAGGACTCTATCATCTCTACGATGAAGGCCAATGAGAAGAAGGTCAATGACTATGAGGAGAACTTGCTGAAGAGCAAGAAGGAGCTTGAGACTGCCGATGGCGGCACAGTTGAGATTACTATTAGCGGTCAGTCTTAATCATGGCACAATTTGACGATAAGCAAAAAGAGCGTATCGTCCACTTGATTGAGACTCTGTTAGTAGAACCAAAAATACGAGAGAGTGTAACAAGCAATTTCACCCCTCATAAGAAGGGATACAAACACGTTCTCATAGTTATTGAACGTTCCAAGATATACTTCGCAAAATATAGTTGGGGAGGTTTTGGAACATTCATGAACAACCTAATCAAGTGCTATGAAGATATCAGTTTTATTGATTTCTTCATGATGACGTGGAACGCACTTGTGGACATGACAGCCGGAACACCTGCACAAGAAGCTGTTCTTGAGGGGCTTTCGCGGGAGACCATACTCAAGGGAATTCGCAATAAGGAATACGACTGGATTGTAGATCGATTTTTCGATGTATGTCGACACTTAACGAACGATGGATATTGGAAAACCATAGGGACGAAGACTGATCTTAATGAGAAGCCTTCCCACCATTTTAAAGGTTGTCCATATTCTGGTGGCGTAGAAATACAGGTAGGTACCCCAAAGGCACCTCCTACACTTTGGCGAGTCGTAGACTCTGTTGGACAAACATTTGAAGTAATTAGTGCTCGATGGGTTGGTGGAGCTGAATAATTAGTGACTCTGTGGGGTACACATTATGGTTATTCGCACATTGACTAATTAAGTATTAAAAGCTTAGAATATAGTCCAAGAACGATAATGATGTGAGATTATATGCAAGACTTCTGAGGGAGATCTATAACGCATATATTCTCACATCACCTATTAGGTTTGTGGGGGTTAGTTCCGCCACAGATTACAAGGTAAATGATGCTCGAATTCAACTAATTAACATGTTTAACAAATTAAATCAATTTGCCTATGACGAAATCAATTAAGTTGAATGCAGCTAATACTCTTAGTATCAAGAAGAAAATTGACAATGATATTACTAAGTTTAGTCATATCATCCGTGATGAGAATGTGATGTCAAAGAAAGCTAAGGCAGCAGGTCAGGGTTCTGGTCTCGACCTTAAGGCTCTCTATAATACTATTCAGCAGCTTCGCGCTAAGCGAATTATGTTGAAGGGTATGATTCAGTACCTCAATATGGGTATGACAACATTCAATTACGAGGATTTTAAGAAGACCAACTATTATGCTATATTCTCTGCCTGTGAGGCTAAGGAGGATATTACGCTGTTGAAGATGATTAAAACTTTGAACCCGCAGCTTAAGGCTCAGAAGGGTAAGAAGAATATTGGTTCTACTGAGACGTTCTCTAAGGAGAAGATTGCTCAGCTGATTCATGACCAGCAGCTTGAGGCTAATAAGTTCGATGCAATGCTCGAGAAGTTTAATACTGAGGCTACTATTGAGATCAGTGAGGATAAGTCTGACGATTTCAAGGAGTATATCACAGCATAATTTAAATGGTCCGATTAGAACGACGGCGTGTAAAGAAACGCTTGGCGTCTGTGCAGTTCGATGCTGCTACTAATCACAATGGCGATATTGCCAGAATTTAAATCGTTATCAAAATGAGTAGAAAGAATTTTACAGTGGCAACGACCGAAGATGGTAAGACCACATTGACAAAGATAGATAAGACTCCCACAGGTAAAGTAAAGACAATGAAGAAGAAGGAAGAGCTTCAGAAGGCCCGTGAGGAACAGTATAAAAACTTCCGCATTAATGCTCTGAAGCGCCGTGCTAAGCGCATGGGTTTAACTGATGAGCAGATAGCAGTCAAGGTTAAGGAGCTGGAGAAGCAGATGGCTTCTACTAATGATTACAACATACTTATCATGTTTAATCCCAACGACTTTAACCTGGTAAAGCAAGCCCTATTGAATGACAATATAGCATGGAAGATGCTTGTATCGTCATATGGATTCATTGAGGGTGATGGCGAACTGCTGGCAGACCTGCGAAAACTACTTCCACCGTCTGCAAAAATCTATCCGCACGTGAAGCGCAAACCGCCAATCTTGCCTTCACAACAGCCTTCAGGACGTGGTAAAAAGACACGCACTAAGGCTGAAAAGAAGTCTCTCGCAGCAGCTGCTAAGAAAGCACGCAAGGCTGCAAAGCACCTGAAGACTAAAGAAGCGCGCCGACAGCAGGCTATTGCTAAGCACAAAGAGGAGAAAAATAAGGCTTCTCGTAAGGCAGCAAAGGCTAAAATGCTGTTCGATAAACGCTGTCAGAAGGCTCAAAAAGCCAAGAGTAGTACAACTATACAGATGAAGGCTAAAAAGCCGTCAGCGAGCCCGAAAAAGGCCTCTACGAGCCTCAAACAGGCTGCCTAACCTATGTGTAACTTAACTATTATACAATTATGGGACACAATAGAGTACGAGCAAAAGTGCGTCAAAGAAAAGTAGCCGCACTTGCAGCCTATAGTCGGCAGTTCACCGTTAAAAATATGAAGAAGAATATCTCTCCTGTAGTAAAACATGTACGATATGGAACAGATATTCCAAAGGATATGCTTATAACAAATCCTTTGACAGGTAATCAGTTTGTAATGGTTAATCCTCATACTATAACTGGTAACTATGGTGTAACTGTAACAGGTCATGACTGGATTCCTGTAGAAGAATACAAGTCTGGAAATGGCCTATTGTGGAAGAACGAGAAACATCCACAACCGAAAAATCTTCGTAAGAAGAAGAGTTTCTGGTATACTACAAAGGATGGTGTGAAACATTATGTATCACATAAGTCCGAGTATCCAGACTATACTCCTCATAAAATGAACAAGACAGAATATTGTGAGAAACTTGTTGAGCATAAACTCAAGAAGTGGGAACGCAAGAACGTCTGTCCAGAAGCAATGTTCACTGAGGATGTAGAAAAATGGAAACAATTACGAGAGACAGCAAAAGAACGATTTAGAGACTTCGTCGTCTCTATCTACGACCCTCTACCCTTGACTGGACGATTTGTCATAGCCAAGGAAGGCTCTGCAAAATATACTGAAGAGAAAGTTGCAGAGATTAAGGATATCAATGGTGATGGACACCACGTAAATGAAGTTACCAAAGATTCCAAATTAATTCAGAAAGCTCAGAAGATTACCAACGAGACGAAAGCAAAGCGCAAGAATCTTGTTGCAACTAATCTGAAAGACCATAAGCGACAGAAAGGCCGTATACTGCTGCCTGAAGCCGCATAGGAGTAACACTTTAGAGACCTTCTCGCAAAGGGATCTCTAAAGGGGTTTCGGGGGATTCAGTTCCCCCTACTCCACTAACTAAAAAGTAGAAGCATGATAATTAAGAACCTATGTGTCCATACTTATGACATAGAGGTATTTCCAAATTGCTTCCACTGTTGTTGTAAGAATACAGAGACTAATCAAGTCATTAAATTCGAGATAAGCGAGAGAAGGAATCAGCTGGCAGAGCTAGTTGATTTCTTCTTTTATAGTCTTGACAACA